AAAGGTGAGGTAGAATTAATTCCAATAAAAGACTTGACAAATGGGTTGTAATTTTATAGAATGTGTTTGACAGTCGGAATTAAGGTTGGTTGGCCCACTTTGAAAGTTCCAGATATATTATGGTGTGGGGGTGCAAGTTTCCGACTGTCACTTTATTATGTTGGAGAAAATGAATAAATTTATAGGATGGACTACATTATTAACTCTTACCACTTGTAGTGGATGGGCGCCTGCATATGAGATGGCAAACTGTAACTACGAACATCTGGTAAAGTCCAACTACGTCTATACAATTCAACAGACAAAAGATTTCAAAAAAGAAGTATTTCCCTATGTCGATGATACACGAAAGTGTGTTATTTCGATGTGGGTAACAATCAATGAAAAGACATACCCATCACAGGGTACATATGTATTCGGGCCTGACATGACAGAAAATCAGGCGTGTGAGTTTGCAGAGAAGAAAGCAAAAGAACAAGTCATTAGGGAAGTGTCACCAGTGAAGTTATCTTCCAATACTGACCTATCTTGTTTACAGGGGAATAGTGTTAATGGTAGCACATCGGATTCCAAACCCGAAAGTGGTAGTTCAAATCTATCTTCCTCTGCCATTTCTTTACCACCAGTTGGTGAAGAACGAGTTGTGAGTATACGGTTCAAACCCATCAAACCAAGTTGGAGTCCAGACCCTACTCATTATTATGGTAACTATGATGAACGGAAAGTAACCATTGGTAGTCTGTTCTCATTAATCTTTGGGGGTATGTAATGTTTAAATTCATATTCGGTATTTGTGTTGGTATAGTTCTCGTTACCTATTACCCACAAATCTTAACAACAACCACTGCATGGTTTATAGATAGTGGTGCTCGTGACGAGATAATTCAAACTTTAGAAGGGATGAAGTAATGAAAAACTTGATTATGATTGGTGTAATGGGTTCTATGCTTGCTGCGTGTTCTAGTACAAAGAATGTTGCAGTGATGGATTCACCACCACCTCACTCTGGTGTTGATAAAGAAGTTTATGAGTACAAGTCTAAACTTGCAAATCAACAGGTGAAGGCGATGCCTGAATGGTATACAAAAATTCCAGAGGATGACGAAGCGATTTTTGCAGTTGGTACTGCGGTGTCACCAGACCTACAGTTGTCTAATGATATTGCAATCCTACTTGCAAAGAGAACACTTGCTGACCGTATCAACGGTGAACTGCGTTCTCAAACAAAGTCATTTGTATCGAAGATTGGTACTGATGCAAATGCCTCAGTCTTGAATGAGATTGAGACAGTGACTAAAAATCTGATTGCAGATGTTGATGTCGCTGGTTACAGGGTCAAAGAATCTGATGTTGTAGTAAACGGTACACAGTATCGTGTTTACGTTCTGTTGGAATATTCCAGTGCAGAGGCAACTAAGATTTTGATGAACCGCCTGAAAAGGGAAAAACAACTGTTATCCAAGATTTCTGCTCTGAATGCATTCAAGGAACTTGACGAACAAGTCAACCAGAAGAAGGATGAAGAGAAGAATGAGTTGGATACAATTATCAACTCAATAGAAGGGTAATATGTATATACGAGTAAGAAACGGAGATGTCAACGGTGCAATTCGTGCTCTCAAAAAGAAACTGATGCGTGAAGGATTCTTCCAAGAGTTAAGAGCTCGTGAATCTTTCATGTCAAAGGGTGAGAAAGAACGAAAGGCAAGAGCCGCTGGTCGTAGACGTTGGTTGAAGAAACAAGAGAAACAAAAGGCAGAGCGAGGTTACTAAAATGCCAAGACGCAAAATGACCCCAGAACAAAAAGAGGCAGCCGCAGAACGGTTGCGTCTTGCAAGGGAAAAACGATTGCGTGAGAACCCACCTAAGTATTCTAATATACACCCTAGTGTTCTTGCATTACCAGATGACCATGCATTCTCTAGAAAGAATGTGGTTCAATGGATTAAAACACAAAAGGGTATGTTGCCTGGATTGCGAAGTGCAATCCGTAACAAGGTGAAAGGTGCAATCGCTGAAGAAGCATCAACCAAAGCATACATTCGTCATTGCGAAACGTACTTGCGAAATGGTGATTGGTGTGATGACTTCTATGGTGAGTACCAAGAGAAAAGAGTCAAGTGGGTGACGGTTGTTCCCGCTGGAAAGGTGGATTAAGTTGGATGAAGAAACACAGAACAACATTGTGCAGTTTCCACGAAAGTATGTTGGAGTTGCACCAAAGGTAACCAACTTTGACGCAATGAAGTTGAACAAGGAGTTGCAGTTCGCAGATGAATTGACAGATGGTATTATGGTTTCGATGATACATAACATGGATGAGAATGATATGGAAATCACTGATGGTGGTTTCATTCAAGACATTGCATTTCTGTCAGAAGCGATAAAGGCAACCATTTATAGAGATAGAGGGTTTACCCATCCATTTCAGAATTTGATTGAGTTAATCTCAAACGTGACTTATGATGAAGTGGAAAAGAAACACCATGTGAATATGGACATGGAGCTGATAAGAGAATTGTCAGAAGACTTTACGGACGGTGAACCACCAGAAAAAGTGTAGGTGATTAGATGATTTTGGTAGATATGAATCAAGTGACGTTATCGAACCTTATGGTTCAGATTGGGTCAAAGAATACAGTTGACCCAGACTTGGTTCGACATATGGTTCTCAATTCGTTGAGGAATTATAGAAAGCAGTTCACTGAGGAATTCGGAGAACTGGTATTATGTTATGATAACAAAACCAATTGGAGAAGAGAGTACTTCCCCAATTACAAACATGGTAGACGTAAGGATAGAAAAGCATCCAAACTTGATTGGACTGAAATCTTTGATACTCTACACATGATTAAAGACGAGCTCTCGCAACACTTTCCATACAAGGTACTTGAAGTGGAGAATGCAGAAGCAGATGATATCATTGCATCTGTGGTCGAGTATGTTGCAGAAGAACCGTCACACTATGAAAAGGTATTAATCCTGTCTGGTGACAAGGACTTTATTCAATTGCAGAAACACAAGTTCGTCACACAATACAGTCCGACACTCAAGAAGTTCGTGAACGGTATTGACCCAGACGTATACATCAAGGAACACATTTTGAAGGGTGACCGAAGTGATGGAGTACCAAACTTCCTGTCGCCTGATAACACTTTCGTGGAAGAGATTCGTCAACGTCCGATTTCAAAGAAGAAACTGGCAACGTGGATTGAACTTGAACCCGAAGACTTCTGTACTGAAGATATGATGCGAAACTATCAGAGGAACAGAACTCTAATTGATTTGACTCACGCACCAGTTGAAATCAAGAATGCTTGTGTTGGTGCATATCTAAATAGTACCGTAAATGATAGAAGTGGTTTACTGAACTACTTCATAAAAAAACGGTTGAAAAACTTAACTGAAAATATTGGAGACTTTTAAAATGGTAGTGAATACATATACCCCTCTCATGCATGAGGTGTTGAAAAAAGTTCATAATGCAAAAACCAAAGAAAAGAAGATTGAACTTCTTAGAGAGCACGATACTGAAGCTCTAAGAATGATGATTAAATCATCGTTTGACCCAAAGATTGAATGGGTGATTCCAGATGGTAATGTGCCTTATGAAAAGAACGAAGCACCAGATGGTACAGAACATACTCTTCTCGCACAGGAAGTGAAGAAGATGTTCCACTACATCAAAGGTGCAGATAACCAGACCCCACAATGGAAGAAAGAAAATATGTTCATCCAAATGTTGGAAGGTCTTTCTGCTGGTGAAGCAGAAGTGGTCTGTCATGCGAAAGACAAGAGAATGCACCAAGTGTACAAAGGTCTTTCTGCGGCAGTAGTGAAGGAAGCGTTTGGATGGAATGACGAATTTGTTCGTCCATAACTCCTTGACATTTTAGTAATTTTAGAGTACTATGATTAAAGACTTGGTAATGAGGTTGTTATGAAAAACGGAACTCGACTCCTCTCTCTCTCACTTGAAGAGTTCCGATTCGCAGTGATTTGCTAAAGTCTTAGGGGGTGACCGAATGTCACCCCCTCTTTTATTTGATAAACCCTTGATTTTACTTGATTATTTAGTTCATTTTTCCCCTTGACATTGTTATTAAAACAATCTATACTGTAAAGGTAATGATGAGAAAGAGAGACATTATGAATTATGTTGTTGCAGAAGGTGGGAACAAAGTCCAGAGAGACATCGCTGAAAAGGTGGTGGATTTCATGATTGGTCAGTTGTTACCTCGCTATCGCACACTGGACATTACAGTTCAGTTCAAGAATTTGACTGCCGATAATGCGATTGGTTACTGTATGATGGAAGAGAACAACAGAGAGTTCACCATCGAAGTTGACCGTAAACTCGGCATCAAAGAATTGGTCACTACG